CCGCCGCCAGTCTCGCCCTGCGCGCCGCCGGCGTCGCACTGCAGCCGACCGTGCAAGCGATTACCGCCAGCTGATTGCAGTTCCCCAACATGTAGTGCCACGCCGCCACTACGGCGCAAAATTGCGCGCCTGGTCAATACGTTGGCAGGAGGTACTGTCGAAGATGGGTCTGACGTCGTCGTCACGGAGTCGGTGCGGCTGTCCGACATTCTGGTTGACGGCGGCGATATCTATAGGGACGAAACATGCCCCCATGAGGTTGGGCGCTCCGTGCTCGTCTGGCACGGCCATGATGGTCGCCAGAGGATATCAAGCGCATCCTGTAAGCGGAGCTCTCTTTCTTTGCCACGCTGCCTTCCGGATCGATCTGACGTTCTGAGGCGGAAGCCCTTACTTCCCGTATGTTCTCCCTGCAATCGGCGGATCGCAGACTGAGGTCCTGTGGTCGCATCTGCCGGACATCTGGTATGAGCCCTCGCACCGACATATCGTGCTGTTCTCAATGAGCACTATCTCGCCGTCGCCTGCGACGCGCCATCGCGTATCATCCGGCCCTCCGCTCCGGCCGGCTGTCGGACTCGACAAATGTCTGGTGCTATGCGGCCCAGTCCACCGGCGTCATATCAGCGATACCTTCGACCCGCATGACCTTCGTCGCCTCTAAGCCACAGAGGATATTCGAAATCGGTTGCGCCTGCACGAGTGGTAATATCGCATTTGGGAGGATCGGAGTGTGCATGTGCGTGAGTCGCAGGTTTATGAATAATGGTCCGCACCGTCAATGGGGTTTCCGCGATGCCATCGAAATGGTCGAAGGCAGAATGGATGTGCCGATTCGGCGGCCGCCGCAGCAACATCGACCAGCTGGGCGGGGTCTCCGCCATCATGCCAGGGTTCACTTGTATGTTCCCGCTCGCCTCCGGTGGGCACCGGAATAGGGTCAAGCGGCCTGATTTCGGGCAGTGCGTGCTCAGCCGAGCGCAGACCTCGGAAAGGCACGGTATCGTCAATTGGTTCCCAGGTCCTGCCGTCGAACGAGCAAGACACTGCCTATCCCACAGCGCAATGCATCGACTGGGGAATAGATCCACCAACTGAATCCGCAGGCGGCTGTTACCGCTTCGCAATACCGAACCGCACGCATCGGCAGCATTCCAGCCGCATCCCGCAGTGCTGGCCGTGGTCATTGGCGGATCAACCGGGCAAATGAACCGTGCCTCGGAAGGATCGGAACATCCGGTGCTCCGAAAACAAAAAAGGCCCGCGCCGGCCGGAGGCCGAACGCTGGCTCTCTTACATTAGTCGAAAAGCTTGCAGACAGGTCAGCCGATGCGGTGCATCCCGTCGCCGATCTTCCAGGTAGACTTATGGTATCGCCTCATATGTGACTTGATGGCCCAGGGGACCAGATTGCGTCATGGCGCGACGGTCCCCACTCACGCCCTACCTTCCTCGGCATCCGCCACGTCAAGAGCCCTACCCGGCGGCAAACACCGACATCTCCGCCTGCAGTGCGGCCACTGGAAATCCCTGCGGGGCGCGTCCCGCCGCTAACCAGCGCGGTGACAGTAAGGCATAGGCTTCCTCGGCGCAGGCATCCCACCAAGCCCAGGTGATACGCCGCAACTCACCCCAGGTGACGCAGGTCAAGCCATTATGGTCAGCTGCGACCAGCAGCACACAGTGGCCGCCGACGATCGACCCCGTCAGATCGGACCACACAGCTTCGCTTTCCTGCGCCTCGTGCAACAGCACTCCGGCATAAACTGCGCCCATTGCCCATAATGCCGCACGTACTTGCGCGTGGTTGCGAGGGTCAATCGTCGCAAACGCCGCCAACAAATCGACGCCCCCGGCACATGCCACGCCTTGCCTCATCCACCGCTGTAGCACGTCGGCACAGCGCGCACCCCGATCGGTCTCCGGCCGCCCAGGATTATAGCCGGAGACCGCACTGTAAAACGCCACTACCTCCTGATCGGTCAAGAAGGTAACTGGCGGGCAGTAGCTCTGCCATAGCGCGATCGCATGGGCGACGGCGGCGCAGGTACAATCGCCCAGCACGTCGTTGCCGCACATGCCCCAGCTTCCCGGAGCTACGTCCCGACTCCAGTCCACGACAGCCGGTACATCCTGCAAAGCGGCGAGATGGCCTGCAACTGTCGGCAGTTGCGCGAAGAGCGCACGATCGTGCGGCAAACGCCCCAGCTTTCGGTTCATTCCTTCCTCGCTGCATGGATCTGTGAGTAAGTTGGTTCCTCTGCCGCTCATCGGCGTAGGCACGTCAGCGCATTGCCGCAGCAGCTAGCACTAGCCGCGCCTGGTCAGGCGTCATCGCCGCTCGTGCACCGCGCGCCGTCACCACCAAGTTGACTCCGGCTTCGATCACCACCAGCAGTACTTGTGCCGCCTGTAGCGCCGATGCGGCGTCGGCAGGCAGAGGCAGCGCCCCAACCGCGGTGACCACCGCGTTTACGTCCGCCTCAACCCGCTGCACCAGCGGTTGAGCAGATGCGATCGTGTCCGCATCGGCTAGCACCTGCGCCGCACTCGCAAGGTCAGCCAACGCCGCCACTATGGCCCCTGGCACCGCGGATGCGTCCTTGAATGATCCCGCGAGGCCGGAAGCAATCAGCCCCGCATCGGTCGCGACTGTCGCCGGAACATCTGAGGACTGGGCGCACTCGATCAGCGCCGCGACGAACAATATACTCGTGCCGGTCAGAACATGGCGGCGTTTCACCTTTGCTCTCCCGCGCCCGTGGCCACACGCTCGATGCCGAGCCGCACCACGGCGAAATGCAGCGCCGGCGAGATCACGACGAGCAGAGCCGCCGCGACCTCGGCAGGTACCTCGACATGCAGTAGGCCAAGCGCCCAGGTTAGGATAACAACAGTCGCTCCGGCCACACCGGAGGAAGCTGCGCCGGTAGCTACCGCGCCGCGCTGATTGGAGTTCATGGATCACCCTCTGTCAGATGATATTCGAGTCTTCGTCTCGAGCTCGGAAATATCGGTCGATGTCCCGCCGCAATCCGGGTTTGTTGCGGGCGAGCTCGAACACGCCCCAAGTGTTGCGGACCAGGTCGGTATCAGGATCGAAGCCGTTGCGAGTCAAAATCGTCCATCGATCGACGTAGGCGCGCTTGTCCTTGGACCCGTGCCAAGCATGCTCGATGGTGCCTGGCACATAGCCGATATTCTGCGCGATATGCTGGGTCGCCCGATCCTGCCAGCGCAGTAACGGGCGCATATACGCACCCGAGATCCCGCCCGGCACGCTCTCACGCACGCGCCCGATCAGAGCGAGCGCCATGTGATGATCACCAGCCCCTAGCGCCGCCGTCTCGATCAGGCCACCAAGCAGCGTCAGAGCGCGCCGGGTGGCCGCCCAAGCGTACCCCGGATGGGCGAAACGGCCGCCCCCAACGTCACTCACGCTAATGCCGCTGCCCTCATGAACCATACGGGCAAACGAACGGTGCGCTGTCAGGTGGTCGTCGTTGGGTCCCAGGTCGTAGCAATCGGACCACGGTTGTACCACGTCGTATTGCTGCAGCGCGTGTACCGTCTCGTTGGCCCAGTCGCGCTTGCGGAACTCCACGTCGGCGTCGATCCAGGCGGCGTAGCGCCAGTCCTGTGGCAGGCGCGCGATGCCAAGGTTGATCAGGTTCTCCTTGTTCCACACCAGCGTCTTGGCCCGAACCGGAACGTGGTTTATGTGCGGATTGCCAATCAGCTCGTGCGGACGATCGCCATAAGCGCATTCCACCACCGTAAGCCGTACTCCGCCATCGAGCATGTGCTGCTCGAAATCGCGATACAGCCGAATTCTGCTTGCCCACCGGATCGGATTGGCGATCGCGCTGACAACATGCAACTTGTCCATCGGGAGTCCTCAGTTGGTTAAGGCCGTAACCAAATCAGTGCCCCAAATGCGGCGCGAAATAGCCGATGGCGCCGCCAAGCGCGCTCGCGATCAGCATGCGGGCCCACTCGACGACGCTGCCCCACGTCTGCCGATTGCCTGCCTGCATCGCCTGGGCCTGGACGATGTCATTCAGGCGCGTGAAGATCGCATCCGACCGACCGCGAAGGTCCATCAATCCTGTTCGGACCTCGGTTTCGAACGCAATCATACGTTCCCGATCCGCCTGACGCCAGACCTCCAAACGGGTCACACGTTCGGAAAGGTCAACAGGCCTCTCTGTGTCGTCTGGTGTTCGGATGCGATCACTCATGTTGTCGGTGCCCTCTCTCATGATGTCGGCCCGACGAAGATCAGCGCGGTGCGCGACAGGCTTGGCCGCAGCGTTGTTGCCGCGGTGAAGGTCAAGATCTGATCGCCGCTGCCATTACTCGCGGCCGTCACGCTCGCCACCAGGGTATTACCAGATACCACAACGTAATTTACCGTTAGTGCCGTCGAAGCTGCAGATGGGAACGCATTGGTTGCAATCGTTAATGTACCGCCCGTCAGGGTCTCACCCCCCGAAAGAATGGGAGAGAAGTCGAACGCAAGTGCTTCGTTGGCATCTCCCGGTGCTATCGGCGTATACCGGGCGGTTATTGGCATCAGGGGCTCCAAAAATCAGCGGGCGCCAGGTGATTCCGGGCGGACGCAGCGGCGGCCAGCCGCCGCACCCCTGGAAGCACTGCTAGCGTTTGGTCTGCCATGCGTAAAACACTCGCCATGAGCGCTGCCGCTGCGATCGGGCGCGGCACCGTCGTCGCCGTTGCCGCCATGATATCGACCCGGTTCGCAGTTGCGCCGAAGCCGGCAGCCGGGCACGACGCGAAAGCAATGAGCCACCCGCTTTCACCGACTACCGCGACGACGCCCCCCGATGGGGGTTGCGCAGAGCCGGCGATCGTCCCCGCCACGCCTATCGCCACGCGCCCTGACGCAGACGGACGTCTAGTAGCGACAACGAACTCAACCGTGTCATCCGCTGCGCCGGCGGCAAATGCGTTCGGCCTTAGTGCGCTTGCGCTGATGCTCGCCCGCGCTTCGCTTCCGGTGTTGCCGCTGGCGACGGCAAATGGCCGGGCCGCCGCAGCCGTCATCGCCGCGGCCCCGCCTCGAAGCGAATGGGCAACCGCGTTGGGTCGCAGCGCAGCGGCTGCTACGTCAGCAGTCTCGCCGACCCGCGTGCCCGCGGCTCCCTGCGGCCTCGAAGCAGTGACCGCCAGGATTGCAGCTTCCCCGGTCTGTACAATGCAAAGGGCAGCGGGCCGCGCGGCATCGGTTGCAATGGCGGTGGTCTCCCCCGCCCGAGCGGGGACCGCACCGGTCGGGCGTCGAACGGTCGTCGCGATGCTGGCGGTCTCGCCGCTCGGCAGGGTATACGTGATTCTGATCTGGCCGGCGCCACCGGCGCCGCCTACATGAGAACCATTGCCCCCACCCCCACCGCCGCCGGGCGCACCGCCGGCTCCTCCAGGGCTGCCGCTGCCTGTTTCGCCGCCGCCACCGCCGCCCGACGTATTGGATGTGCCGGCGGTAGCGGTGGCGCCCCCAGCGCCACCGCTACCGTTGTCACCTGCGCCGCCTGAGGAGCTTGTGGAGCTGCCGCCGGCGCCATTTGGGCCGGCCGCGCCGCCTCCGCCATCCGAGCTGGTGGCGTTGCCGCCACTATACGCCGTAACATATCCGACGCAGGACGACGCTTGGCCGCCTTGCGTTGTGCCGGTAGTCGTGCCGCCGGCACCGCCTGCCGCGAGTATGGTGCTGCTGTTCAGCCACCACGTGGGGCTGCCATTGCCGCCGTTGGATCCCGCCGAGGCGGCGCCGCCAGAGCCGATAGTATAAGGGACGCCGTTCGTTACGTGACGGTGTAGGTTCCGACGCAGTATGCGCCACCGCCGCCGCTGCGCCCGCTCGACACGCTGGCACCGCCGCCGCCGGCGCCCCAACACTCGATCGTCAGGACGGTGCCGGCGGGGCAGGCAGTCGCTCCACTCGTCGGCGGGTTCCATGTGCCGCTGCCGGCCGTGGTCAGCAGGACGACGGTCATAATCTATTCCGCACCGCCGAAGCGTCCGGCGGTCGTCCCCTCAGGCTTCGGTGATGGCCGCGCTCGAAACCACGATCGGTCCGCCACTGGCGAACGATGCAGTGTTGACGATCACGCTAGTGCCGGAGGTTCCGACGTCGAGATCGACGATCCCGGCACCGCCGGCTGCGTTGTTTGCAGCCAAACGGCAGAACCCGGCAGTGCCGGTGGCGCTCGCGTTCTCAGTAGTAATCGCGTTGAAGCTGACGCCAGCCGTCATCGCCAGCGACAGCGTTGCACCCGTCACGCCTGCCCCCGTCACCGGCTCGGCGTTCAGGTTGCTCGGCAGCGCCGTGTAGGATCCGGCCACGGTGATCGAGCCGACTGCCGTAATTGCCCCACCGGAGACCGTTACGCCGGCCTGGAATCTGGTCCCCGTGCCGGTCGTTCCGGTGACGGTCTGCGTCCCGTTCGTGCCGCCGGAGCCACCCGCGTTTACCGCGGCGTTCTGTACCGAATAGACAATGGTTCCGGGAGTGCCGGACAGCGGCAGCGAGGCCAGCAGGTTGCCAGACGACACGAGATCGTCGGGGCTGCTAGGGTAACTGCCGGAATAGAACATCGCATAGCCGCCCGAACCGAGCCCGTTGATGATCTGGGTCGCCCGATTGGCCTTTGTTGCAACAGAAAGGTTCAGGTAGCTCATGTGCGTTCCTTAGTCAGGCGTGGTGCTTAGAGTAATCGGCGTTGTCGTGGCGGCGAGCGGCCAGTTGATCGGCAGCGTGCCACCACCCAGTGACGTCCACGACCAATTCAGGTCGGCCGCGATGTCCCACCCGGCCGGCGGCGCGAGGGTAGAAAAGTTGTCCGTTACCGCGCTGCCGGTGCCGATGTCGAAATACCCATACGGGTAGAACAGCAGGCAATCCTGCGCCGGATTGACCAACGCCTGCGCCAGAGTTAGTTGCAGATGCGTCGCATCGACCCGCGTGCAGGCCGTGGCGTTCACCACCGTGCCCGGCGACGCCACCGACCCGCCGTCCATAACGGCGAAGCCCTGCCCCGACTGCGCCAGTAGAGGGATCACCAGATCGTTGCCGGCGTCATTCTGGATCGTCAGGACGACGGTCGTAGGGTTTTCCAGGTAGGCATGCACGATCTGCGGGCCGCCCACGGCCGGAATGCCCGTCGGGAACGACGTGATAGTGTCGCCGCCGGTGGCTGCCAGCACGGCGCGCGCAGCGACTGGCGAGGCCGCCATGCCGAACCGCAGCATATCCGGTTCCGATCGGTGGATCTGACCGGCCGCCCCAATCGCCCACAGGCCCGTGGTGGCATCGTATGTCGATCCGAGCGGAATGCTGTCCGATGTCTGCGGCAGCACAATCACGCAATTCTGCGCGGGCGTTCCCGCGATCGCAGCAACTGCCTCGCGGTGCATCTGCATCCCGCCGTTGTTACTCCACGGGAACGGAATGGCATTCCACCAAAAAAGCGGCAGGCTCGCCACGGACCGCGACAGCATGTCGCGTTCCAGTGACAACCATTGTTCGGCGGCTTCGATGAACGTGGTCTTCTCGGCATAGACCCGCGTGCTGTCGGTCTCCGACCATGGCCACAGGATCGCAACAATGTCAGCAAGATCTTCCGCCGGCACGCCGGAAAGAAATGTCTGCACGGCCTCGCCGTCCGCACCGATCGACCATGTGTCGGGGTTCGACCCATTGTCCGGATTGACGATGAACGATCCCGTCAACCCGGCGCCCGGATCTCCCGCCGGCACGTCATAGATGCCCTCTCCGCCGATGCACGTCGTATCGGTAGAACCGCCCGTGTAGCTGCCAATCAGGCCATAAGCTACGGCCCCGAGGTAGTAGGCGACGCCCTGGGCCAGCAAATGCCATGCGCCCCACGTGACGCCGTTGCCGGCGTTCGACTGGCCGGTGACGAGAATTTGGACGCCCTTACGGGTGCCAAGCGTCCAGCGGCCCTGACAGCTTATCAGCGTCGAGATATCCGTGGAGTTGAGAGCATGGCTCCATGCGGCCGCCTCGTGGAACCAGCACTGCGCGCCGCCGCCATTCGTGCCGTCATGCAGGAACAGCAAGCCGGTTGTCAGGGTGGACGGCAGCGGGTTGGTCCCGCCCGAAAGCAACTGCAGGCCGTCCACCCAGGCGGATATTCCCATGCCGGGCGTGTTGGTCAATATCACGGCATGGGTGTGTCGGCGCGTCATCGAACTCGTCAGGACGGTCTGCTGCGCGCCCGGAAACAGCATCAGGTTGCCGCTGCCACCGGAGTTGTCCACGGTCAGGATGTCGGTCCCGTTCGCGCTCAGGAGGCAACTCGGCGCCGACGTGTTCTGTCGCCAGTTCGGCCGCGACCAGACGAGATAGATCGTCCACCCCTGCCCGGAACCAAGCGCCAGGTTGCCGGACAACAGACCCTGGTCGGGATCCATGACCGGAAGCGGTTGGTTCGTGGCCGGCAAGGTGTTCGGCAGCACGATGCTGTTGAGTCCGACGCCCCCCAGCAGAGCATTGAGGCGCGGCGTCGCAGCCGGTGCTGCGGTCGTGCCGGCGTAGTGATAGACCGCCAGCGGCGAGCCGGCGCCCGACTTATCCGCCAGACTGCCGACCGTGCTGTTCCAGCCCAGGATTGGATCGCCCGAAGGGCCCAGAATGTCGGCTGTCACGCCGGCATCCCACCAGCCGGTTAGCCCCGAGATTGCGGACGGATACGGGCCGGTGAAGCTGCCGTCGCTGCCGCCACCTCCGCCACCGGAGATGCCGGCCAGTTGTGCAACCAGCGCAGGTTGCCGGGGCGTGACCATCATGGGCACGCCTGGCGCAATGAGGGCGACGGCCATCGGCTACGAGAAGGCAAATGTCGAGGACGACACGTATTGCGCGACCTGGGTTCCGCTCGCGTTGTAGGCGAAGGCCCAGAAATAGTAGGACCCGGCGACCGAAGGCCCGTTGATCCACTGATACCAGATGTTACGGCCGGTCTCACCGGGAATGCTCTGCGACGTGCCTGCGGCAGCCGTCAGGGAACTCGGTGCCGTCGTGTTGCTCGTGGACCAGCCAAACGACACGCTGGCAGGAACCGTATAGCTACCCTCACCCGCCGTGCTGTTGTCGTCCACGTTGACCGGGATTCCGCCCTGGCCCGCCGTGTACGAACCGGAGGGATACAGCCCGGCTGTCAGCAGATAGTTGCTCGCGGCCGTGGTTGCCTCGGAGACCAAGGCGCTCCACGCGCTCGTCAGCCCACCATTGACTGTCTGAACCTCGAAATTATACGTGGTGCTTGCTGAGAGCCCCGTCACCGTGACACTGGTCGAGTTGGTCGATGGCCCAGCAGTCCACGACCCCGCCGCCTGCACCTGATACTGCACGTTGTAAGTCGCGCCGACGCCGCCAACGGATGGCGCCGTCCACGACAGCGCGACACTGCTGCTGGTCGGCGAGGCTGCCGCCAGGTTGGTCGGCACGCCTGGCGCAGTGCCGGCCGCCGTAGTGGCGTTCGTAGTAGCCGTCCAAGCGCTTACCCCACCCGCATTCACCGCCTGCACCTGGAAATCGTATTCGGTGCTCGCCGAAAGCCCGGTCACGCTGTAGGACGTGCCGCTGATCCCAGAAACCTGCGTCCACGAACTGCCGCCGGTGACGCGATACTGCACCGTGTAGCTCGCCGGGGAGCCGCCGCTGCCCGGCGCCGTCCAGGACAGCGGAACGGTGGAAGCCGTCGGCGCGCCGGCCGTCAGACCGATCGGCGTGCCAGGCGGCGAGGGCGGCGTCGATGCGCCGCCGGCGATCATCGCGTAATAGACGATGCCGGCACTGTAACTGGCGGTATAGATGATCGCCGACTGGCCGGGCGACAGGGTCCCGCTACCCGATGATGTCGTGAATCCCGACAGGTTGCAGGTGCCGGCCGACACATTGATGATCGTGCACGAGAACCCGCTTCCCATCGTGCCGCCGGCCGTGATCGTGATCGGCTGCGAGCAGATCAGCAGTTTGCCGTTGTGGACCGAGCCGTCGAGGGTGGCGTTTGCCACAAACTCGATCACCGGCAGGAAATAGGTCGGCAACTGCCCGGCGATCCAGGGCCACAACGCGCCGATGCTCTGCACCACCATGCTGCTGCCGCCCTGACCGACCCAGAACGTGTCGGTGCTGGACGCCGGCGCGGCGGCGGTGCCCTCATTGATTGTCTCGCCGTCCAGCATGTCCGCCAGCGTAATCGTATGATCCGACCCGCCCTGGCTGATCCCAACCAGATCGGTCCCGGCCATGCTGGTCACGGTGGGCTGCTCGGTGATCGAATAGCTCGGCCCGGCGGGCCCCTGCGCGCCCGCAGCACCAGCGGGCCCGAGCAGCGAGCCAACTTTCGTCCAGGTGCCGGACGCGAACTGCCACAGATCGCCGTTCTGTATGTTCAGGTAGGCATCGCCGTTGACGCTGCCGACCGCATTCGTTGGCGCGCCGGTGCCGCTATACATCGATACCGGCAGCAGGTTGCTTGCCGCCAGCAAAGACAGCAGCGAGCCGAGGTTCGTCTGCCCCGTCGTGTATGTCCCGCTGACGTTCTGATCGATAGGGATCAGGTCAGCGTTCGACAACGCCTGCGCGGCGGCCGGCAGTTGGGCGATGGTTGGCATGCAGCGTCACGCGTATTCATAGATGACGACGATCCCGGCATTGCCGGCCTGGCCAGCGCTCGCCGCCGAGCTGGCGCCGACCGCTTGCGTGCCTGCCCCGCCCGCGCCCGGGCCGCCGGAGCCTGCCGTCAGGGGCGAGATGCCGCCCATCCCGGCGCCGGCGTAATAGGACCCGCTCGGATCGAGCATCATCCCATAGGTGCCTGCCTGCCCGGTCGCGCTGTAGATGATGCTTCCACCGCTCGTCGGCGCGCTGCCGGTGCCGGCCGACGAGACGATCATGCTGTTGCTGTTGGCCGGGCCGCCTACCCCGCCGAGGCCGCCGGGGCACGACAGCAGCCCGTAAACGCTCGTCGTGCCGCCGTTGTTGCCGTTGTTCTGACCCGCCGCCGGCGCCGCACCGCCAGCTCCGATCGTAACCGCCAAGCCGCCGGTGAAACCCGACGTGAATCGCCCGACCGCAATGCTACCGGCGCTCCCGCCGCTTGACACCGAGCCTTGTCCGGCACCGGTGGCCGCCGTACCGCCGCCCGAGGCGCCGCCACCGACCGCCTCAATGATGATAGACGCGGTGCCGGGCGTGGACCAATACGTGCCATTGGTCGTGAAGGTCTGCACGTTGATGAGCCGACCCGTGGTCAGTTGGCCGCCGCCGAGGAACGGCGCCGCCGGATAGGTGCTGATGTTCCCAGTCGTGACCGTGGTCTGCCCATAGGCGACCGTCACGACGTAAAGCCCAACCCAGCCGCTATCGACCGCTGGCGTTGTCTGCGTGCCGGTGCTGGCCGGGGTGCCGGCCTTGAGCTGCAACTGCACCCGCTGCAAGCGTTGCGTGTTCTGCGCCGCACCGGAGTTCGACGGTCCTGTGTAGGGCTGCGCCGGATTGGAAGCGTTATAGTACGGGAGCACCACCGGCGTGGTGTCTTCTTCAAGGAACGATGCCTCGATCAGGTAGTTGATCGACTGCCCCGCGCTCGCTGGCACCGTGGTGGTCAGCGTGGTGCTGGTCAGGTTGATGCCGACCTTCATCAGCACATCAGTGGTGTCCGCCGCGAGCGAGCCGAAGGCGTTCTGATCGACCACCTGTTGGGACACGATCGCGCCCGGCGCCACCACGACGCTCATCGACGCCGGGGTCGTTGGCCCGCAGGCAAGCCCCCACACCTGCGTCCCCGTACCGAACGCGCCCTGGGCCACAAAACCTTCCGCGATCATGACGTTGCGTTCGAGGTTCAGCACGTCTGTGTCGAGCGGAATGGCGCCCGGATAAACAATTTGCCTGTCCATTTGGTTCTCGCGTCAGGGGGTGGTTTCGTAGGTTAGGAAGGCGTGCCGAGGCACTTGGTCGCCAAATCCTGTGCAGCCTTCACCGCCTCGGCGGTGTGCGGCTCAGGGATCAGCGCCTTGACCATCGCGACCCACTGCTCGGGCACGATCTGGTGCGTGACCATCCGTAGGAACTCGATCGCCAGCGGTAGGCTGTCGAAGTGCACGGGCACACCGCACGCAGCGGCTTGCACGATCACCACATCCATGTCCCCTCTCCTAATCAGTTGTCAGAAAGTCAGTGGCCAATTGCATTTCTGATCACCGACAGCTGATCACTGACCACTGAACTGCAATTCAGCCGGCACGATGCGCCAGCCGCGTGCCGCAAGCTGTGGCCAATACACGCCCATCGCGCGGCAGGCCGAGCCGCACGCATGCTGTTCCGTGCCGAAGGCGCAGTCATTCCACGGCTGCCCGTCCGTGGTGAGCACGACGAACACGCGGCGCATCACTGGCTACGCCAATCCGAGCAGCGCGCGCACCATGTGTGGTGCGCCAGGTTAACGTAGCCACACGCGCAGCGCCAGGTTACTTGCGGCTCGAGCTCATCGGCGTCGCCGGCGCCTTTGCGCTTCGGCTTGTCGTCTCCAGCTTTCGCAGGGACCTGCACGCCGAGCCGCGCGCGCGATAGCGACAGTCGCGGCACATCTGCCGCCGCCGCATGGCGGCCCTGGTCACGGCACATCGGGAACTCCGGTTGCCGCCCCTGCTTTCGCGGGGCGCGCTACGAGACGGTGATTGCGCCAGAGACCATGGCGCCGATCAGAGTGCCGCTGCTGTTTTCCGCCAGCGCCCACAGGTAATACGTGCCCGGCGTGCCAGGCACCGGATAATAGTCCGCCCATTGATAGGTCGAGTTGTAGTAGGTCACGCTGGTCAACCCCGATGTCGGGAGCGTGGTGTTCGACGTGGTAGCGTCAAGATAGACGGCGGACGGCTCCGGCGATGCGTTGACGTTGATGCCCGCGTTGCTCACCCCGTTGATATTGCCGGAACCGTGCGTGAACGACGATTGCGGCTGCCCGCTGACGCCCCATGTTAGCGCACTTGAGTATGTGCTCGCGGTCGTGGCGCCAGACCACGAGCCCGGCGATGTCGTAGACGCGTTCGTGCCCTGAACCTCTACATCATAGGACGTGCCAGCGGACAATCCAGTGATGGTGCATGGACTCGTTACGCCGACAACGACCGTCCAGGACCCAGCGCCATGGACGCTGTATTGCAGGTTGTAGCCAGTCGCCGCGTCGTGCGTCGCATCGGTTGCCGGCGCCGTCCATGTAACCATCAGCTTCGACGTGGTACCGTCATTCACCGGCGCGACACTGCTGATCGGCGGGACATTCGGCGGGGCATAGTCAGTCGTCAGCATTACCGCGCTGGAAGCCGCGCCCGTACCGACGCTGTTCACACCGAGCACCTGGAAATCGTAAGCCGTATCGTGCGAAAGCCCCGTCACCGCGTAGCTGATGCCGGTGACACCGCTGCCCGCCGTCGTCCAGCTCCCGCTGCCGTGCACCCTATATTGGACGATATAGCTTGTAGCCGGGCCATATAATCCACCCGGCGCTGGCGCCGTCCACGACAGCGCCACGGCCGAGTACGCCGGCGACCCCGCGGAAGCCGTCAGCCCGGTCGGCACGTTCGGCACCGCGCCCTGCGTCGCCTGCGTGATGATCGCGGACATCGGGCCGGGGCCGTTGGCGTTCACAGCGAATACCGCGAAATCGAATGACGTGCTCGGCGACAGCCCCGTGACCTCGTAGTTCGTGCCCGTCAGGCCTGCAGCGACGATGGAGAACGGCCCGGTGCCCGTCACCCGCGACACGATCGTGTAGCCATACGTCGGCGCGCCGCCCGAGATTGGAGCGGTCCACGACAGGCCGACGCTATTCGGGCCGATCGTCATGGCGCCACCTCAAGCACGAGCCGCCCCGCATATTCCCATTCGCGCGCAATCCATTTGTGGGAATACCCTTTGCGCAAGCAATCGTCCCTGCGTTCCCACGGAAGCCGCCGGTTGCCGTTGTAGTGATAAACCTCTTCCCAGCCACCGCAGGACGGCTTGAGATACGCGCTCGGCTTCCGGCGCAGCAGATGCCATCCCGGCTCGGTGTTCGGCGGCACGCCCTCCCATACGGTCACGACGCCACCACTCCCCCGCAGGCGCCGGGAGGATCAGGCAGCACCGGTGCCGCGGAGATCGCCACCCAGGCGATCGTCGCCGCCGGCCGGACGTTGTTCACTCCGGCATAGATGTCGGCGTCCTGGATCAAGCCTGGCACGTTCTCGGTGTCCGCATACTCGATCGCCCCGGCGCCATATCCGCCACCAGCCCATCCCGAGCCCGCGTAGTAGCCGCCCACGTTGGCGATCGGCGTGGCGATGGCGAAATACGCCTGCACGAAGAACTGGAACGGCAGTAGCACGCTTCCGTAGCCGCCGCCCGCCCCATAGCCGACGCCGCCAATAGTGTAGCCGCCGGTGTCAGATGTCAGGGCCGGTTCGAAAATCCGCGGCGCCTGTCCGGTCAGGTCGATCAGCTCCCGCACCACTGCGGCGCGCGTGCCCTTGGGCCGGAACAGCTCGCGCTCGATCCGCGCCTCGAAGGCCGCGTCGCTTTCGCCGGCTCGCCTCGGCAGATCGCCGCCGAAGAAATCGAGCGAGATTAGATCAAGGTTCGCGCCCGTCGCCGTGGTGACGCGGGTCTGCAACTGCACCCAGGCCAACAGCGCATACATCTGAGCCCAGACGGCGCCGAACCCCGTCAGAATGGCTGTCAGGATTGGCGCACTGTTCGGGAACCATCCCACCGGCAGCACGGCCCGTATGCGCGCCGCCATATCGTTCTGATCGCCGGTCTCCATGTTAGGAGATGACCACCGTTCCGACCTTCACCACCTGGCTCTGCGTCGGCACGATGTCCGCCGTGCCGCCGTTGATCTCGAGCGAGGTCACATTGACGATGCTCGGGTCAACGCCGTAGATCGCCGCCGCAAGCCGCGTGAACGCCAGTGTCGCACCCACCGGCAGCGTATCGACATAGGTATCGATCGCCGTGGTGATCGGGCCGATCAGGTTCGGCTTGTTGCTGGTTGGGTTCGTCGTAACCGTGAAGGTGATATTTGCTGTCAGGTCGCCCGGCCCTTGCACGGTGAACGTGCTGCCCACCGGCCGCACCACGTTGATCGCAGTATAGACCGCGGACAGCAGCGCGGATGGCGGGTTGCCCGAGCCGTCATCGACCGTCACCACGAAATTGCCCGGCTGATACGACCCGCCAGCCTCGTTCTCCTGGATGGTGAACTGCAAGCCCGACTGCACCGACTGGATCGCGTAGGCCACGGCGCCGTCCGTCGCCAGACTGCGGGTCTGGATGTAATTGGCGAAGCGCGCCCGGAATGCTGCATCGCTCTCGGCATCAATTCCGTTCGTGAACGCAACCGGGTTGGTCACGGTGTCGATCCCGGGGATCGCGCTCGCCAGCAACGAGATGGCACCGGCCGATACGTTACCCGCGGTGCCGACCGACAGGTTGCCGCTCGCATCGGTCGTCACGTCCTGCACCGTGCAGGTGCCCGAGGCGGTACCGGCGGGGATCAGAAAGCCGTTCTGCGCCGCGCTCCACAGACTATTCGTGGTGTCCACAACTACCGCGAAAATACGCAAGCCGTCCGCAGTCTTCACCTGCGCCCCGACCGGCACCAACGCGGAGCTGCTGGGCGTGAAGCGCGAGAACGTCACCGGCCCGGTCGCTGCCACCGCTGGCAGCCGGGTCAGCGAGAAATCCGCCATCCAGCTATCGAGGGCCGAGCCCTGGCTGGTTGCCGCACGGGTCATCTGCAGGATCTGAATGGCGATCCACTGCAACCACAAGGCGATCGAGGAACACGCCTCGCCGAGCGCACGCGAGATCGACCCCACGCTGAAGTCCAGCAGAGCGGACGCGCTGGCCTGTGCCGCTGCGGCAAATTGCTGCACCAGCGCGGTGAAGGTCTGCAATGGCAGCACTGATTCGGTTCCCAGGTTTCAATCGTTAGTTGGCAGAAATCTAAGGTCGGTTCTCAGTCGTCGTAGACCCGACAACTGACAACTGAAAGATGGCAGCTCACTGCAGGGGCACGGTCAGCACCTGCGTCTGCCCGGTATCGGCATCGGCATACTGGACATAGGCATAGACGGTGCCGTTGTTATCGGACGAGACGGTGACCTGCGGCAGCGGTGATTGCGCCACCGCTGCCTCTTGCAACATTTGCGAGGTGATAAGCCCTTGGATCGCCGCGGGGTTGGCCGGCTGGCCGACCATGCCCGGTAGCCCGGCGCCATAAGTCAGGTTCCAGATATAGTCTTCCGGATTGGTCAGCAGCCGACGCAGAACCCGCTGCTGGCCGAGGCTTGGATCGCTCACAGCCGCAAGGTCGCCGGTCGGCCCAAGCGCGAGATCAGAGCCAACCACGTGCGAGATATCGGCCATCAGGGCACCGGATCGTCGGTTGTGCCAGTGTTGTTGCCGCCAGTTTCAACGCCGGGATGCACATGGGCATTGTAGGCAGCGCGCAGGGTTTGCACCGAGCCATGCGCGTTGTTCAGGTCGATGATGTCGCCGCTGACCGCCAGCGTGCCGGTGACCTTCACGGTGCCGTTATTGCTCAGCACGAGCGAGGTCCCAGAGGCATCGGTTAGCGCGATCTGCCCATTGCTTTCGATGAGCGCGCTGGCCCCCGCGGCGTTCTTCACCTTGATGTTCCCCGTCGCATCGAGCAGCAGCGCCGACCCGCTCTTGTCGAGAAGCAGGATCTGGGCAGCGCCGAGCGTGCCGCCAAACGGGTTCTGGGGCGGTTGCATTTGGTCCGACCAGGCGCGGCCGACAATCACGCCGTTGTCGGCGTCGCCTTCCATTGGCAGAACGAGCACCTGCTCGCCGCCGGCTAGCGGTGTATGAACCCCCCAACCTGCACCTACCGATTGCGACAGCACCGGTAGCCAACTTGTCAGGACGCCCTCGGGCTGGATCAGCACCTTCGCCGTGCCGCTGTTCGGATCGTAACTCTGCACCACGCCCATCCGGGCCTGCCCTGCCTGCGCATCCATGCTGGCCATATGCAACTTAAGTGCATTCAGCAGCTGATCGGCACTCATGGTGCTGCCACTTCCGTCTGGGGACTGTGATTCTTGGCGCACAGGTGCATCAGGTAACCACCCCGGCCGACCGTCCGCCTGACGGTGTTCGGATAATAGGTCTGATCATAGCCAGTGCCCGTCCCGGTCAACTGCACCAGCACGCGCGGCGTCAGGACCGAGTCTCCCGGCAGCGTCACGTTGATCGTGCGCTCATGCGTAATGATCTCGACATATAACTGGTTGGCAAGTTGCTGTGCCTGATCTTCCGTCAGGTTCGGCCGAACGAACAAGTATTGCTGGACATTGCTGCTCGCGCCGACCGGATTGGCACTCGGGTACCCTCGGGTGAACGCACGCGCCTGCTTGCCATGCCAGGACTTGACTATCACGTTCACGCCCTTGGCGACGGTCAGCGCCCGCTCCGCCGAGAACTCGACCATGTTGCTCTGCACCCGACCCTGCTTGTCCTGCTGCCACCACAGCAAATACGGATCCGATCCGACCGCAACGGGCGGCTGGAAATACAACGTGTCACCGACAAAGAAGGCGTCGAACCCCTCGTAGCGGGCCAGCAGCACGACCTCGTCCCAGCCGGTGATCGCCCTGTGGAACTGATTGAGCTGCACACAGGTGTGCTCCAACTCATAATATCGCCCGACTGGCGTCGTGGTCTGCGTCACCTGTGACTGCAGCCCGACCTGTGCGGCCAACGATGCGACGATCTCGCTCGATGTCTGATTGACGTTCGCCAGCTCGGTCTTGAAGTCAATCAACTTCGCCGTGTAATCGCGACCCTCGAGCTGGATCGCCCCGGCGTTGAAGCCGTGCGTGGTGCGATCCACCGGCCCCTGCACGATGGACTGCCAGACTACCGCGCTCTCCGGTGCCCCGGAAGGTACCAAGCCGATCTGCACATCGGCAGCGATGTCGGTCTGCTGCTCCCACCATACAAAGCTGCCGAGCCCCGAGATCGGCGGCGCCAGCGTCGCGGTGTAGCGGTCGCCATGATAGTTGTTCGTACTGGTGATCGAGGCCGAAAGTGCGGTCGGTATATTTACCCCGTTCACCAGAACCCGCAGCCGCGGCCGGATTACCGCCGACGGCGAATAGGCGTTGTTGATCGGCGAGGTCATTTGGTTGCGAGCGTCAGGTTTAAACTGACGACCCCCAGCTTATGAGGCTGGCGAACTACCGGACTGCTCCACCGCTGCATTATTGTGTCGCGATACCGCCCGTGGCGTTCGGGTTCACGTCAGGGATGAGCAACGTCATTTGACCGGGGATATTCGGGTCTGTCAGGTTGTTCAATTGCGCGATCCGGATCCACTGCGTCGCATCGCCAAGCTGCTGCGCCGCGATGTGGAACAGGTCGCCGCCCACCACTGAGATCGTATTCATGTGCTTGCATTCGCCAAATTCGTTGCGATCCTACCAAGGGGCCCATTCGCCGCCACGGCATTCGCCAGATTGCCGGTATCCGCCAGTGCGTCGAGCATCCAAGCCAAGCCGGCGGTCGACCCGGCCACGGTCGTGCCGCCGAGATTATTGATCCCGCTCTCGGCCGCCGAGATCACGGCCCCGATCGCCGCTTGCGCCGCCGCCACGTCGGCCACCAGCGCCACGAAGGCCCCCGACCCAAAGGTCAGCGCGTTCGCCGCTGCGGCCTGCGTCTGCACCGCTGTGATGGCCGCCACGGCCGCGCTGCCCAACGGCCCAGATGTCGTGCCGCTCATGACGTGATCGCGCCGGCATAGCTAACCGCATCGCTCGTGTCGCCGCTGACTTGATCGGACAAGGTCGGCTCATCAGGTCCCGCGATCTGTGACGGGTCGGCACTCACCGCGCAGGCGATCCGATACGGCACCCAGCCGATTGTAGTGTCATCAGCGTAGAACTCTTGGATCATCACGACCCATAACTGGTCAAGCCACGCCAGTGGGAGTGCCTGCGCCGCGAGCATCATCGCGTAGAGCAGCTTGGCTCGCGCCGAGGCGTCTGGACCCTCGATGACCCCGCTCCAACAGATTGGCTTCCAGTCCGGGCCGAGCGAAGACATCACCACCACGCCGCCGGGCGCTACATGGCGTACCAACCTTTGCTGGCCACCCCACGTCATCCTCGATGGCAGTGCGAGGTCAGCAAATGTCGCACCGCCCAACGTTACTTCGCCCCCACCGAGCCCCAGGATCTGCGATACCGCCCCGGCGATGCCGACAGCGGCTGAAACGAACCCCGACATGCGCTACAGTCCAACAATCGCGCCAAAAGCCGGCATTGGCAGGCTCATCCGCGGGTCACCCCCAGTCGGACCGTTAGGGGGCGCGGATATCAGCGATGCCTGGTGCGCGGTGGTTCCATCGGCAATATCGCGGCCGTTGACCACATAAACCGGCAGCGGCACGGTCGGTCCCGTGCTCGACGCGCTCGGGGGTACAGCCGAGCTGCCGACCGGCATCCGCGCGCCGATGTCACTGGTCGTGCCCGCACTCAGCGGCCCCAAACCCGCCCCGTTTGTAGCCCCAGTCGGTGTCCCGACGATAGGGGCTACAGAGCCTCTAGCCACCCCGGCCGCCGCGCCTGCCGCCAAGTGCTCCAACCAAGACGGGAGGGAGGGCAATGCCTTGCCCAACATCTCGATGCCCGTCGCCAACCCGATCAGCCCTGCTGGGCCAGTCAACACACCGAGCGCAGTCGCTGCCTTTGCTCCGATCGCGAACAAACCGGCCGATGCAGCCAGTACCCCCAGTGCGCCGACAGTCTTCTCGATGGCCCCTATCAATTCGGGATGCGCAACAGCCCATTGACTGAAGTCATTCATCGCATGCGTAAGCGACACCATAAGCTTGCTCGCGGTATCCACCAGCGGCGCGCCGAGCGTGGTCAAAAGGCTGTTCCACGTTTCCTGGAACGTTTTGATTTTCGCGGTTGGGTCGTTCTGCCCCAGCGCCTCGAGGCCGCTGGTCCCGGATGCACCGCCACCCCTCAAGGAGTCCGTCTCGAATCGCGCTCGCTGTGTAGAGAACATGGCTCCGATTTGCTGGGCGATATGGTCGCCCGACGGATAAGCGTTCGCCTGTGGTTCAGTTGCCCCTGCACGATCGCCCTGTCGGACGCCCGTCACCACGCCGCCTGTCAAGTCCCGGACTGCTGGCTGTGGCGGATTGCCGGCCTCGGCTATCGACCCATCAGCGCCGCTCGCGTTCATGCTCTGGGCCAGAGCCGACAAGATCGGGTCAATAAAGCTATTCGTCCTGATCGCCGCATCCGTCAGCACGGCCGGACTCGTTTCTCGCGGACTGCCCAGGGCAGTCGCCCTCTTCGTCAGGCCGAACGATTGGTCTTGATCCCCACCGCCGAGCATCGACCCCATCAGCGGTCGTGCCTTGACATTGTAAGTCATATTGCTCTGGACACCGGCTGCTTTGCCCGACGCCGTAGTCAGCTCGTGTGCGTCCTTAAAGTCCTCGGATGCGCTCGTTGCCGTCAACGACTGTGTCGCAGAGTTCGTGCTTCTTCCTGCCGGCAAGGTAGGAATCATGGCCGGCATAGGCCGCAACTGTTCCCGGAACAGGCCCTGCTGACGCGCCAGCTCCTTTCCCTGACCTACCAGCTTGCCCATTACCCCGAGCGCGGCGTCGCCGCCCAGCGCCGCGCCAAGCTCCGCGACCGCTGCCTTCGCCGCAGTGAAGCCGCCAGTCAGCATATCGACCGACTGGTGCAGCCTCAGCACGTCTCGCTGGATCGAGCCGAGGACTGGCGAAGCGTTGTTCACCATCGAAATGGTGACGCCGATGCGATAAACGTCCATGCGTTGCTTCTATGGAATTGCCGCTGCTGCCCAGAGAACTCGCCTATCTCTTCGCACCAGCGAGGTAGCCCGAGAAATGATCGCCAATGATGTCGCTCACCTCCGCCGCCCTACGGAACGCCGAACCGCTCAGAAACGACTGCGGCGGAGTTGCTACACTACCGAACTCCCGAGCCTCGGCCTCCGGCAGATCGGAGCCGACATGCGCACTGGACCTAAGCACCGTGTGCTTGATGCTGTCACGCAGATCGCCTTCCCCCGACGTCAAGGGTCCAATTGCGTTCCGATGCTCCCCAATCGCCTGTTTTGCCTCCGCCTTGATCGCTCGAGCCACGCGATCGAGCAGAACCCGCTCCTCCGCCGCGATGCCGGCCGCCAAACTGTCGAGATGCGCGGCAAAGCCAGGAAGGTCGAAGCTTCTCATCGCCGCTCCTCCCAACCCATCCGTCGCCAGTTCCAGTGGTTGCCTTCGTATTCGCCGAACACGACCAGGTGGGCAAGCCGATCGGCATCATCCATCTCGAATGCAACGTCGTAAGGGACCCCGTTCTTCACGAGCCAGAGGCATTCTCGGAAGCCGGGGTCCCGAGTAAGTTTTTTGCCCGCGATGCTCGCTCGTTCTGCCGATCTATAATGAACTGCTGCGCGACTTCGATCCCGTCATCATCGAGCTGCGCGACCAGAGCCGTGATGTCTTTCTCGTTGGTAGGTATCGGCACCGGCACGTCATTGATTGCGCGCACGCTGCAGGCCGCGAGCGTCCACCCCATCCACGACAGATTGCCTTGCTGCTCGTTGGGAATTGCCTTGAACAACTCGAACCGCTCCCGCGCCGAAAGGGCTCGCAGCGTAAGCCGCCGCCCTGACGCGTCGGTGCTGACGATCGCTTCCCCCATTACTGCCGCACCCGGCGACGTGCGAAGAACTCAACCGTCTGTTTCACGCTCTGTTCCTGATGGAACGTACCCGCGTTGCGCAGGTTCACGGTCACCCCCTCGAACAGATAGGTGGACACCGACCCGTCCACCTCGTTCAGATACTGGTAGAGCTGCCCGGTCGGAAGGCGCTGCCCATTCCAGAACATCGCCTCCAGTGTGACCGACATGTCGTCGGCTACGCTGTCGGCACGTTCGACATCGAACGAGCCTTCCCAGCCGGCCGGTACATCGCGGCCGAGCGGTGGATAGTTCAGCACCGGCACGCGCAGCTTTTTGACCAGTTGGTTGGCGGAGAAGCCGGTCACATGGGAGAAATCGAGCCGCCCCAGCGACCCGAGGATCAGCACCACTCGGCAGTCATTGCCGAGTGAGAAGTCATTGTTGTATGTACCGGACACCACCGGCCTCCATCAGGTTGCGAACGTTACGGAACGGCGGCGATCAGGAGCTAACCTGCCCGGTCGGGAGCGTCTGCGTCGTAACCTGGACGGTGGTACCGCCTTGCAGGTTGACGATGAACTTCTCATTGATCCCCTGGTATTGCACCTGCACGTCAGCTTGCACGTAGCCGATCGACGTGCGGGACAGCGGGTTGTTCGTGGTGTCGCAGATGACCGAGAACGGAGTGCTGCCATCGAGCGAACCCAGAAGCCCCTGGCTGAGCATATTTTGCAGGAAGGCCAGCAGCGTCGCCCGGATGTTCTGGAACAGCGTCGAGTTGATGACCTGACCGACATAGGTACCCATGCCGGCTGCCAGGCTGGCCGAGATATAGTTGGTCAGCCGCGTGTAGTTATCGCCGTTGATAGACGCATTCGTCGAAGAGTTGTGGCCCGCCCGCAGACCCCAATAGTATCCGCCGGGCTGCGGATTGCAGATCACGTCGATGCCGTTCTCGATCAGCAGTTGCAGATCGGCCATCGCATAGACGTTGGCTTGCGAAGACCCGGGCACGGAGGACGATTTCTGCGAGGCGACGATACCGTAGATCGGCTTATTCAAGCCAGACTGCTCGGGCGACAGGTTCGCCAAACGGCCGGCCGCAAAGGCTTGCGGCGACACCAGCCGGAGCACGTTGTTGACCTGATCCTGCCACCAGATCCAGTCGCCGTGCAGGAGCTTGCAGGCGTAATCATTGAGTCCAGCGGCGTTCTTGAGATCAACGGTCCCGTTGCTGCCGTTCTGGATCACGCTGCCGGGCGGCGCGACCAGCATCATGTAGATGCCTTCGGACAGCCCGAACGGGTCCTGGGTGGCGGCCCACGTCGTCGAGTCGGAGACATCCGCCAGCATGCCGATCGAACAGCCCTGCCCGCGCAAGCAATACATGCCGGTGCGCGGGATCGTGTCCTGGCCGACCATGACAGAGGATGTGATGCTGCCCACCCCATCGCTGCCGGCCGTCGAGCCAGTCCCAAACCCGAGCGTGATCGACATCGGAAGGGTAAGGGACGACGGGCTGACGCTCGCGCTGGCGCCGGCACCCGCCGACAGGGTGACAAGCTGCGAGGGGCCGGCCAACTGACCAACGCCCGTATTCACCGCCGCGATCAGGTTGGTCCAGAACGCCGCGCCTGTGCCGGTGAGCCCGGTGTAGAGTTGTGCCGTCACACCGGGCCGCGAGATCGTCAGGTTGTAAGTCCCGCCGGCGCCCTGCGACAGCGTGAGCACGTCGCCGTTGGCGGCCGACCCGCTGTAGAGCGACGTCGCGATGAACGAACAGTTCGACGCCGCGGTGCCATTGAACAGCGCCTGTGCTTGAACATCGGTGCCGTCCGTGACGCGCACGCACTCGAATGCCTGTGCACCCTGCTGGACCGCGATCGCGACGGCGGTGCCCATGTCGTAAGTGCGCGGCATCACCGACCCGAACTGCAGAGAATACTCGGCCATCGTGCCGATTTCACAAGCCTGGTTCTTCGGCCCCCACGATGCGGTCCCGACCACGCCGATTACGTTCGTCGGCACACCATTGATGACAAGGTTCTGCGGCGGTACGATCTGCACATAGAGATCGGGCACCACCAGCGCGGTCGTGTTGAGCGCGCCCGCTTGGACGATCGGCATCTGTCATTCTCTCCTGTTTGAGACCGGCGCTATTAGTCCTATCCGGCCTCGGGTCCGCTCACCTCGGCGGTCCAGTCGATAACGTAACCGGAAGTACCGGTGGCAGTGATGTTCAGGCCGCCATTCGTGGTATCAGCCGTTACGCTGATCGACCAACCGGTAACGGTGCCAGTCGACGTCGTGGGCGCAATCGCCGTCCCACCGCCGACAACAGTGACCGTGCTCGCGCCACTGCCGCACGAGACAATGACCGGATCAAGCCGCCACACCGCCACGTCTTGGGCGCTGACGTGGCGCCCTACCACGACGATCCGAGTCGCATAAGCAGTGTTGCTCGGAATGTTCACGGTGTTCGCCGCGCCGGCCGCCTGACCATCGGCCGTCAGCCGGACTGGCGTAGTGCCGTTGCTGGAACCCCCGAGTATCTGCTTGGCACTCTGTTGCGTGCCGGGGATCGCGCTTGTATTGGAACTCCACAGAAGTACGCCCGTACGCCCGTGATCGTTGGCGTTCGCGCCGCCCGGCGCCGACGAATTCGCTCCGCTCAGTTGATTGGCGAACCCGAAAGCAACTGAGGTCCCACCCGAGACGTTGTTGCTGTTCCCGCCGACTACGCAGAACGTGCTGGATGCCGTGTTGCCGCCGCCACCGACGATCACCGATCGCCCGCCGGATGCTACCTGAGACGCGGTGCTTCGAGTCGTCTGCAGATCGACCACGCCACCGCCGCGCGAATTGCCCCCCGCCACCGTGCCATCCGGCACCTGAGCCATGATCGCGCCCGTGCCATTCGGCGCAAGCACGAGCGACCCATTGGCGAGATCAGTCTGCAGTATCGTGGCAGGCTGATAGCCACCGGCAGGGACGGTGCGCAATGAGCCGATCTGAGTCCCCGACCGCCAGAGCGCGAGGTTCTGCGCGCTCGCCGTACCGGACGTGCTCGACTCAGCACAAATCGAGGCCGATGGGCTACCGTCGATAACAGCAACACTGCTGTCGCTTGTTGCCCAAACCTTCTCGTTGAAGTGCGTCTGGACAGTTGCTGCGGTTGGTGCCCCCCCGTTGACGCCATGCGCATTGACGATGTCAACTTGGCTGTTGGTGGAACCCCCCGGAAGACTGATCCAGGTGCCCGCAAACGTGCCATTCGTAATGAACGGACAAACAATCTTGACCGCGTAAGCCCCAGACGCCACCGTGAAGATCGGGGGAGCCGCCGTGTTACCGCCAAGATTGAACTGAACGTGGTAGAAGCCACCATATACGGGCTGACCCACGCCAGTGACCACATGGCCCGGCGCATGGCCATCATCTGCAATGATAATAGCGCCGCCCGTCCAGGTCATCTCGCCGGACGAACCCCAACTCACCCCTGTTCCAAATCCGTTGAGATAGCAATCTGCAACAATGATCTCGGGACTATGCGTCCCGGAAGTGAAGACGACGCCCGCCGTGGCGCTCGAATTGGCGCCATTGAGAAGGCTCGCCTGCACCTCGAACCCGCACCCGGTGATTTGGGTCACGCCGATCGCATTGATGACCAGGCCAGTACGCCACATGAAGCTGAAACAACGGTCCAGAGTACCGCCGGTGTTCCCGCCGTACAGATTGAAGGCCACACCTGGACGATCCCACGTTCCGCCAGTAGCC